CCTGTGCAGTTGATGTGTCAATATTATTTATAGAGGTTTGGGCTGTTATAATTGTATTTTTTGCATCTTGAATTACTTGCGAACTTTGATCTATTGGTGTGACGGCTAAATTTATGCCATTAATTGTAGCGGTGGCTGTGTCTACTAAGGCTACATTTGATTGTGCTGATGTTACTGTGGCTGTTACTGTATCTACCGCTGCTTGGGCTTCTACTCTTTCAGCAACTGCTAATGTTATGGTAGCTGTGGCAGTATCCGTGGCTGCAACAGATTGTTGAACCTCTGTGGTTGCGGTAGCAAGGGCTGAGTCAACTGCTTGTTGTGCAGGACTTACAACAACTTGTTCTTGTCCGCCATTATCTGTCGCCCACGCATAACTTGGTCCAATAAAAAATAGCCAACCTGTAACAAAAAGGCTAGCTAAAAAGTATTTTAACTTTCTACTCAATTGGATCTCCAATATAACAAAATTTTTGTTATATTGAAATTATATCACAACTAACTATTTAATTTATTTTAGTTACTTAGGATTATCGGTTTTGTAAAACCCATTACCTTTAAACTGAACGCCAAATGATCCAAAATGTCTATCTAGTTCTTTACCACATTTTTTACAACAATACTCAGGCTCATCTTCAAAAATACCACGCTCAAAAGATATTATGTCATCTTGAGAACATTTACATTTGTATTCGTATACTGGCATTACTATCCCTTAATATTAGTGGGCAGTTTTAGGACATACCCAGGTCTCATTTTGTTACTTAATTTTTATAATTTTAGGCTGCTTTTCTTTTGGGATGTTTCTTACTACATTAATGTGCAGCATTCCATCCTTTAGCTCAACATTAGATACTTCCATGTATTCACTAAGCTCAAAAATTCTTGTAAACTTACGTGCAGCTATTCCTTTATGAACAACTTCTGCGTCTATTGCCTCTTTGATTTCACCTGTAATCCATAGACTTCCGTCTTCAATAGATACAGTTAGATTATCTCTTGTGAATCCAGCAACTGCTAGTGACAGCTGATAGTTATCCTCGTCAAGCTTTAGCAAATCATACGGCGGGAATGCTGTATTGTTTACTTTACTTAGACTGTTAAATCGTTCCAACTCTCGGTTGAAACCAATAAAAAATGGATCCTTGAAAAGATCCATGGCGAATTGTGTTACCATTTTGTGCTCCTTTTAAGCGAGTTAAATTAGTACCCCCATTTGGCAAGTACTAATATATTATATCATTTGGGCAACTAAAATTGCAAGTTATTTTTTAGATTTAGACCTAGCTTTAGCTAACGCCTCAAAATCTTTAACCTTGGTGTCTCCTAGGTACCCCCAGGCGTATCCATCGTTAATCATTTTTTGATTTATTGAAATTTCTGATCCATCTAAAAATACCCACCCAAGAATTCTTCCGTATTTTTCAGATGAGTCCATTTTTTCTGTTTTAATTACAACAGTTTTAGACGCATCAATTGCTTTCTTTAAATAATCTTTAGCCTCAAGCCCCAGTGCTTTTTCTATCTTGTCTGTGGTGCGACTTTCTGGAGTATCAATTCCAGCTAATCTTACTCGTGAGCTAAATGAAATATCAAAGCCAAGGTCTATATCTACGTCAATAGTATCTCCGTCTACAACCTTACTTACTTTCTTTACATAGTATTCAAACATTTTGTGCCTCTCATTTATAATGAGCAGTTTTTTAAGAAGTCATGCTCAGGACTATACCAGGTATTTAACGTCGCTGTCTCCCCCGACAAATCTGCGACTCCCCGATGAAGGGGTGCAGAATACTATTATACTATTAAATCCTACTGCCAGACTCTTTGGCCGAAGCTGATGATACTTCTACGTACTCTGCTTCTTTTTGTAGCCCCAATATATCAATTGATCCAGCGTACGAAAATGCACTTCTCATGCTGTTCAACATGTTTTCAAGGCTATTTTGAATTGGCCCCTTAGGCTGAACCTCACCGCTCACTCCTTCAAAACTTAAAATTTTATTTCTTTTATCCCAGTCGTTTCTTGTTGTTATGTACTCTTGAGAAGCAAGCCCACTAAATATATGTTTATTATTTATCATTAAGCATTCATCATGGCCAGATAACAGAGACCCAAGCATCACCGCCCTAGCGCCTGCCGCAAATGCTTTTACCGCATCTCCAATATTTTTAATACCACCGTCTGCCACTAATCCATTTACATGATCATCTTTTACATTTTCATAAATATTCATAATGGAAGATAGCGTAGGGGTTCCAAATCCAGTCATCAGCCTGGTAGTACAAGCGGCCCCGCCGCCAATACCAACCCTAACAGAATCGCACCCTGCGTCCATTAGCATTTTGTATGCTGGATAAGAAGAAACATTGCCGCACATAATGTGAACATAGTTAGGAACAATTGATCTTAAGTGAGATATCATGTCAGCAGTTGCTTGCAGGTGACCATTGGCTACATCAACAAGAACAATCCTAATATCATTTGAAATAATTCTATCTGTTATTTCTTTATTGTAAACATCTTGCCCGCTTATGGTTAAACCAATTTTATGCTTATTGATATTTAATACTTGTTGTATTTTTTCATCAATAGATTTAGACCTTTCGGTCATTCCAACACACCCCATGGACTGCAATCCGTGCAGCATTGCACTTGTTGAAATTGATTCCATCGGGGCTGAAATTATTGGCGAATGCAGTGTAAGTATGGCTTTTGGATTGTTTGGATTTCCTAATTTTGTTTCTAGCCTGATGCTTGCTCTAGTAGAAATTGGAGACTTGTCATGAGGAACAAGTAGAATGTCATCAAAACAAAGACCATTGATTGAAGTATTCTTTTTCATTTTACTTTTTCCCTATAGTTCTTTCTACTAATTGCTGCACGTATTCCGAAAAATGCTTTCTAACGCTGCCAGCTGGCTGAGAACCAATTTCAGTCCAAATTCTTTTATACTCAATTACATTATAATAGCTTGTTGGACATAGTGTATCGCCATCATACTCTTTTAATGTTGAAGGTAATGGGACATGCTTGGTACAACATTTACATTTTTTTGCATTTTCTTGGTACATACTCATATTATTTCCATATTCTCTAGCGATGCAGATAAAGATTCGGGTATCCTGGGTGCTCGAATCATATTTTGAACATATTCTTTTTCTTTTGTTATTCCAAAATCATTATCATAGCTCATAGATTCATAATTATGTATTTTAATTTCCTCATCACGCTTTATTCTAGTTCTACTAATTGAATTATATATAGCACCGCATACTGCATCTGATAAATCTTTTGAACCTTTTCTTGGGTGGTCTACCTTATCTCTATTAATTTTAAGCTGAAGTAACTCATCAATTAAAAGCGGTATATGTGGTCCAGATACCCTCTCTTCTAATACTACCATAGCCATATCATCATAGTGTTTTTTTCCAACAGACAGAATTTCTGTATTAATTCCATATGCTTTTAGCTGTTGCATCATGTCGTGAGAATTCCACCTATCAAATGTGCACACTTTAATATTAAATCCTAATGTTCTCAGCAATAATATATAGTCTTTTACTTCAGTAAAATCTACAGATTTAGATGGGGTCGGAGTCCAAAATCTGACTGCGTCAATCTCTACAATTGGTGCTGGTTGGGAGTAAGTATCTGTTACTTTAATATCTACCCATTTATTTACATGTGCCATAGCAACTGCGCAATGGTCATGCTTTTGCGCTAAGTCTACGTGCAAAAAATACTCTTTTTCTTCTTCTGGCTTAAACCAATTTTCTAATCTTCCAAACTGGTCTACGGCTAAATTCATTTTATTAAATGCTTTTTCAATTTTTTCTCTTGACTTAAAGAATGCATCTACCGCTTCTGTTGGCATACAGGCAAATCTACCTAATGCATCCGCTGGATTTTTATGAAACGCAACCGTAAAATCTGTTATATTCTTAGTAGGATTGACCTCCCATGTAGGTCTTTTCAATGCAAATACTTTTGGATACACATAAGATAATATGTGATCTTCTTCCCAAGACACTTCAAACTCATTTCCCTCGGTATTATCTGGAAGATCTTGATTTAATTTTAATAACTGAGTTCTTAATATTACTTCTTTATCTGCAATTACAGACTCATAGAATTTTTGGATTGGGTCATTTTTAAATCTAGGGAAAGACAGTAATATTACTTTACCAAAGTCTGGAAAACGAGAATCGACTGATGCTCTATACATATCATATATAGCATCTGCAGTTTTTGCTTGATCATGTCCAGAGGTATTTTCTGTAGCAAATCCAGATATTTCATCTAGGATTACAGCAATTACGTTATATCCCTCCCATGCCTCTCTTTCGGAGTGGCCAGAGTGTACTGTTACTGATTTATCAAATTTAATCTCAGAAGCTTTATCTGTATACTTACCAGCAAACCATGGAGAGTTTTCAATTCTCATTTTAAATCCTTTAAAAAATACATTGTTTGCCTGCTGAGCGTTGATAGCAATATTTAAAATATCAATAGCATCTCTGGGTGGTTTACCATAGTATGCCGCTGGATCTCTTAAACAAAGAAGCAGATATACCATATACGCAACTGCAATAGTAGAACAATAATCTTTTCCAGAACCTTTACCGAGCTGGGCTATAACTTCTACACAGGTTTGCTTAAATATTTTTTTGCCTTGTTCTTCACCGTATAAGCTAATAAGTGTTGATTCTTTATATATCTGTGAGCTTTTTTCAATTAGTAAGGATTGATACTCAGATAATGGCGGTAGTCCCAGGTATTGTGCATTAGTGACAAATGTTTTTAAATCTACTGGCCTTTCTTCAAATTCATCGCCGTCTAATATTTCTATAAAGTCTGAAAAATCAAGAGACATAGTTGAATTCCTTTGGCACTTTAATATAATTAAAGAAATGATTTGAGTGGGAATATCTAAATTCACTTAGTACTTCATTTACCTGATGCATACAATGTTTTTCTGAACTATGTATTACAAGATCTCCTCTTTTTGGTTTATATGATATACCCTGAGCTGCGTAATAAAGATCTCCACCTTCAAAATCATTAAAGTATAATATTAATGCGCTTATAATGTTTTCAACTAATTTAAAATCTTCTCCGTCTTTTAATCTAGCACTGGCCTCTCTCTGAGGTAAAAAATCATTACTATCTGAGTGCCTTTTACCAACTGCACCCTTTCTCATTCTCACTACACCTTTATCCGATCCTAAATACACTTCTTTGTCAAGTATGGATTTTATCCTGTCATGTATTGAGGTAACTTCTTCAATTTGCTCCAGAGATCTTTCTTGCCCAGCAATGCTGATCCACTTGTCATCTTCAATATTCTCTACAATTTTGCACATCGCATTACATTCATCATCAGACATAAAATTATTATATACGTATATGTCTTCACCAAGTTTAACAAATCTTTCTGTATTAAACATTCGATACCTGTTGTGACTCTATTATTTCAATTGGCTCCACTATACCAGTTATTTGAGAAAGCCTTTTCATTATTTCTCGCCTTACATCTGGGTAGTCTTTTGCAATATCCTTTAGAATTGAAACTAATAGTTCTTGTTTTCTTTCTGTTTCAAGAATTTGAGATGCAATCTCATTATTTTCAAGAAGGCCTACGGACTGCAACATGGCAATTCTTTTTGACTCTATGTCTGCAATAAGCTTTAGGGTTCCAGACTTAACATTCAGTTGGCCCGCCTGATCGGCATCCTCTACGGTTTTCCAAGCTTCTTTGATAAGCATTGCGTAGTGTTGATCTGCGCCCATCAGTGCTTCTTTAGCTCTGTCTCTAACGCTAGTATCGTTGTGTACTACGGCTTTCCATTCATCAATATACTCTAAAACTTCTTTTCTTGTAAATCCAGTAATAGTAGATATTTGGGTTGGGCTGTTACCTCTTAGAAGCTCTGAGACGACCTGATTCATTCTATCAAAATTCACTAATGGCTCTATTTCACTCATTTTATGATTATACTTCTAGTCAACTAAAAAGTCAATCAACGCTTGACCTTTAATTTAAATTTGTCTATATATCTCTGTATGGTCATGGCGGATACTCCGCATTCGATCCCAATTTCTACAATATTCTTTTTTTGAACCACATATCTGCTATACAGCCAATTCTTATCTTGATAAAGCTTCATTTTTCCACCTCATATCCACTGTACTACCTTTTAGTAAGAACCTCATTAGAATAATATGCAATTCCAAATGAGTCCGCCACGTCAAAATCCGATAGGCTTAAATTATATTTTTTATTAAAATAATCTACAGTTCTTTGTTTCCTCATATTCCTTAACTGGTTTTTATACCAGGAATCCGCATAGCCTGGGTTGGCCAATCTTATTGCAGACTTTTCATCCTTTGTTGGATTTTTGTTGCCAATGTACGCCTGCCACGAGGACGGACTAATAGTAATAACCTTAGCGCCAGTAGACATAAGCTCAGCAATAACAACTCCATAGACATAAGACAATTTTATCACAGCATCAGGTGATCTCACAAGTATAGCCCCTTCTACCGCAATATAATCACTTTTTAGATCATCAAGCATCAAGCTCATTCTAACTTTAGCATTATATATTTTCTCATAAATATCTTGTCCGATTAGATCTATCTTTCCCCATTTTAATGGGACGTTGTTTTCCATTAAACAAAAAGCTATAGAGCTTGTCGAAGCATCTATTCCCAGGACCCTGGAAGCTTTTGTTTTTATTAAACTAGCCAATGTCATTTATTATATCCATTAACCTAGAGTGGTGCTTTTTTTGAATTTTTTTAATACATGAGGAGCAAGTTTTATTATCATTATACCTACTGAGATACTCTGAACAATTTTTACATTTTCTTTTTTCTCCAGCCCTTATTGCTTTTTTCTCATAATATTTTTCCATGATTCTTTTATTTGTTGCAACTCTACAACAATTATCACAACAATATTTTTGATTATGGGTTTGTGCCTCAAAATCTTTTTTGCATTCTGTATTAGCACATATCATATATGGCTAACCTTCATTAACTCTATATCTACCGTCCCAGGGTCGGATGACTTATCCCAACAATCTTTTTTAATTGGGCAATATGTGCATGGCAATTTATACTTTGTTGCACCTTCGGGCCTTGTGGGCATCTCATTATTATTAAAATTATCCCACACCAACTTCATCCATTCAAAAGTATCTTCAATGATTTTCTTGTTTTTATCATTCATTGAAACTGGTATAACTATGATTTCTTGTGTATTTTTATTTTCATACATAAAAAATCCTTCTTTCGCATTCTTTAATTTCATGTATGTTAATAGCTGAAGTAGATGATTGTCTGTTGGTTTCATTTCAGCCTGTCTAGCGTCCCACACTTCTTGCTTAGCTGTTTTTATTTCACCAATGACAGTTTCACCATCATATTCCATAACCAGATCAATAAAGCCTCTAACTGGTGGATACTCATTAGTAATTTCTTCTTCTTCCGCCCTCCACTCTGGCATAGTGGCAATTAATTTTTGAAGTCTTTCATGAGCTTGAGTTCCTTGTGCCATATTAGCAACTGCTACAGCATCATTATTGTCAATAAAAACTGCTCCCGAAAAAGCCATGTACCAATATCTTGGGCAAGTGCCATGACCGAACCCAAGAAGGCTTGGGCTAAATGATTTCTTTGTCATTTCTCCGTCTGCACGTTTTGTGTTTCGATACGACTCATCAAGCAAGCTGGCAAAAAGTTCTGGGTCAAAATACTTTCCAGTATGCTTTTTAAATTTAAGGTTTTTTACAATGTCTCTTGCCATTTATGAGTTATACCTAACTACATACTTAAGTGCGTCTACAAGCTTGTCTATAGATTCTTTTACTGAATAGTAGATATTCTTTTTATTATTGTTTACTGTTCCAGCTTTATCTTTAGCAATTGTAGAATACACAGAAGCCAGCACAGCAAACTTAGTAGACATTGCTTGAAGCTCCATAATTAAATGTGGGGCTTTTGCGGACGGAACATCTGGATTCATTAAAAGCTTTACCACAATAGCCAGTGCTTTGTCTAGGTGTTCATCTTTCATAAATTCATGAAGGTCATTGAACTCCGTAATATCACTAATTAGCTCTAAGGTATTTTTATCATTTGTCATTTTAAATCCTTTCCATTGATATAATTGACTTGTATTTTTTGGTCAAGATATAAGTTATATTCATTTCTATCTACGTAATCTTCAAATTTTACTTGATTATTACCTAGCAGAGAATTTTCTATATTAGAATCAAAAGATGATCTTATTGCGTACCTATCTACACCTTCTGGCATAACGGGATTGTGATAAAAGGGATAAAAAGATGGAAATGTAATTACGTCTCCAGCTTCTGGCTTATAGTATAAAAATCCATGCTCTTTGTCATAAAATTTTATTTCTCCATGACCGTACTCATCGTTTATATAAATCATTGTTGTAATAATATGATTTCTATCAAATTGATTTTTAGGGGAAGGTATTACATCTAAATGAAATTCGGGGTGTCTTACTATAGAACGAGACGGATTGTGAAAGGTTTTTATAATGGAGAAATCAGCATACCAATGCTCTTCTGCATTCTGATATTTATCTTTAAGATCTAATGGCCATATTTTTGAATTATAGTATTGGCTGACGTAATCATCTAACACATCTTTTCTGATTTTAATTAATTCAGAAATAAAGTTACCGCCATTTTTATTTTCAATATCTTTATCTAGGCTGGTCACCATGTGTGTGTTCTGGGCCCAACCAGCACCTTCTCTGCGTTTAAAATCGTAAACTATATCCGAATCCTTATTTAATGTTTGAAAAAATTCATAGGTGCTTTGTATATTGCTAAATCTGTTTTTATAAACAACTATATAGGGAAGTATTTCTTTTTGAGTTAAATTTGTCATTTAAAAAATTAACCTCCATACCCCATCGCATTTTATTCCAAATATCTGCATAGTAATTCTTCTATCTGTGTTAAGTGTATCGATTGAATATCCGACAGCATGATATACTTCTCCGTGCTGCCAGAAAATATATCCTGGTATATAGTCTATTACTTCTGGTATAGGATTTTTTATATACTTACTAAATTTATGTGCATTTTTTTCATTTTTATTAAAATCGAATAATTTAGATCTATTGGCGTATTCACTATTTGAGTACAGTCCAATGTCTGGCTGATCCCAAATTAAAATACCTGATCCATTTTTTGGTAGCTCAAGAGCCAATGTCATTCCAAATGAATCTGTGGCTCCTCCGTACTGATTCCATTTATAGTCTAACATATTGAATAAACCATCACGATGAATTTCTGTTTGTCCTTCAAAATCTCCGTATTCAGAACGTGTTGGAGTTTCATTTTTTTTCAGACCACCGTATATATAAAATCCTGGAATTGGTACATCATCAACAATTTCGCATGGACCAAACAATTCGTTTACTTTAGAAATAATTATTTCATATAAATATTTAAAGTTGTCTTGTAAAATTTTATTATTTTTATTGAAAAAAGATATTTGCTCATTAGTCATAATATCATTTGGTAGTCTATCAATATGCGAAACTGCTCCTAAAGTGTGGTAACCATAGTCATCACTACCTCTGGGTATCCAGCTGTCAGACAATGACTCTATAATCTCCAAAGTCCTGTCAACTTCCGCTGGACTTAAAAGATTGATATAGCCATAATTATTTGACATTTATACCTGCACACCCTTGGCTTTCTTTTTTTTACCATAGGCACCTAGATCAGCTTTTATTGTTCCATCTTTTCTGACCCTAACAATTCTTCCGTTTTTAATAACAGTAGGATTAAAAGGTATTTTATTATTCGATCCCATCTTGACCCCTTACATATAGATTAAATTTGTCAACTTGGTGCTGACCAATTTTATTTCCAAAAGCATCAGTACCAGCCTTATAAAACTTGGGCCTGATTCCTTCGGAATTTAATTTTTTTATTTCATTTACGTAATCTGGCTTGGCGTGATAATCATCTCCTACCAACGATTTGTCTTTAATATTAATAACAGAGTTATTGATATCAGATACATTTATTGGTAATATACAAGCAATGTCTGTTCCAGCGGTAATGGTGTACACATTGGTGTCATATAACTTTAAAACTATTGGAAACGGTGCTCTAAAAAAAGAAGATGTTAGTAGGGTTGTAACAACATCATAGTCTTTTCTTTTGTCTGATAGATTATTAGGAACTTCCATTGTTAACAATGAAACATCTATGTCGGTTTCAAATATGAGATTGGTATTAAAACTTACAGTGCCCTCTCCCCTACCTTCCCAAACCATACCTGTTTCAGTTATTTCTTTTGCTGGCTCATGGATCTTTCCGCTCCAGGAAAAACTTATATCTTCATCGTGATAGATGCCATACCCGAAAGAATTAGCAGACACGATTGGATAGCAATTATATGTTTCGGAATTCATCCAACCACGTTGAGGCCTAATCTGCCTAATTTTAAAAGATTTTTGGTTAGGCATCTGCTTTCTGGCTATAATGTTATACATTTTTTTCTTCCCAAAAAGTAATTAATTCTTCAAGAATTGTCCATTCAATAATTCCAAGCCTGACTTTAGATTCATTTCCTATAATTATTTTTAATGCTGGGTGCATGTCTCTGTTTACCTTAAAGGTGTCTGTACAAATTTTTGCCCAATTATCTTTGTTAAGTGTAAATGAAGTACCAGCTTCTTTGTAATCAACAAGAAACTTTTTCCATTGAGCATCACCTTTTTGATAATCGCCTCTACCAGAATTCTTCTGGGCCTTAGCCCCATCTCTTTTTACTTCGGATCTTTCAGACATAATCAATCTCATTTACATTTACCTCTTGAGAAGATATTTTAATTGTCTGCAAATCCTTTTTGATATATTCTGATTCAACATTTTCAATTTCGGTAATTGGGTTATCTCCTTGAAGAGAATAATTTGCAACCCAATGCTCGTCTGGATCACGCTTGTAGTCTACAAAAATTCTTAGGAAATATCTGTCTGCGCCTTCAAAACATTTTACCGCATGATAAAATGGCTCAGTCGATGGCATGACTACTGCATCACCAATTCCTGGCTTGTATCGGTAGCTTTTGTTTGAAATAGAATCATATGCACAAATTTCTCCACCATCGTATTCATCATTTAAATAAAAGTTGACAGTTATTACATGTCTGCGAGTTTTAAAATCACTAATCATTGGAAACTCATCCACATGGTACTGCATTAACAATTCTTGTTTTATTTTGCTAACACTCTCTAGGTCATACTTAAAGTAATCAATTTCATATTCTGGTTTTTGTTCTTTTACTTTAGACCAGTCTTTTATAAATGAAGGCCATATCCCTTTTTCGTCACCAAACTGTTCAAAATAATCTTTTTTTATAAATTCAAATGCGTCACAGATTTCAAGTAGATATTCTTGCTCACTATTATTGTATGTATATTTTCTATTAAAATCAGAAAATCTTCTTTGCCCTTGACCATACCAATCTTTCCAATCAAGGAAGCATGACTCTTTAGTATATGTTTTGAGAGACTCCATAAGAGCATTGCTATTTTTGAATAAATTTTTGTAAATAACAATTTGTGGAGCAACAACAATTTTTTCTATTTTATTATAATCCATTTATCCCATCCTATGAATAGTCTCATGACCTTGAGAACAAGTCCACTTCATTATTAAATTTTTAGGATCCCACAACCCACCATCTACATTTAGATCACATTCAGAGCACGGCTTCACCCCTGGAAGAGGTTCGAATGTAGAATCGGAATCCTCTTCTTTTTCTTTTAAAAATTCATTAAGATTTGGCATCAATGTCCTCAATTAATTTGTCAACAACTTTTGGATTTTCTCGTAGATACGTTACTGCCTTTGCACGACCTTGAAACCTTTCACCGTTAACGGTATACCATGCTCCACCTTTTTCTACGGATCCTACCATTTCTGCAACATCAAGAGTTTCTCCAACTAGGTCTACTCCTATATTTTCTCCTTGATAATAGAAGTCATACTGTCCTGATAGATTAGGGGGGCCGAGCTTGTTGTAATCAATAATCCAATTGACTGGTCTGCCAACTCTTTGTTCAATGATTTTATCGCCAACCTTAATGCCAGCTTTGATAGCATTAGCCTCAGCCTCGGAAGACCATAGCTTAATAACGGTGGAAGAGAAAAATTTGACTGCCATTCCTCCTGTCGGAATGTGGGAGGCATGCATAGATCCAAACTGATTTCTTTGTTGTGAGATGAGTACCAATAGTGTATTTTTGTTTGCATAGTTTAACATTTTGACTGCATGAGTCATATCCTTTGCTTCTGCTCCGATTTGCTTAGTGTCTTGCAAATCTTTCATTTCATTTCCATCTTTTTCAAAATAAATAGCAGGCAATAAGGCAGATATTGAATCTACAACAATTATGTCTACTCCAGCGTCCATCAATTTTGTTGCTACATCTACCATATCATTAACTGTTTTTGCTGGTGAATAAATAAGCGCAGATGAATCTACTCCAAGTGTCTCGGCCCACGTCTGATCAAAAGATGCTTCTGCATCAATCCACGCACAAGTCTTTCCTTCTTTTTGTGCCATGGCAATCATCTGTAAACAAAATGAAGATTTTCCAGCAGACTTATTACCCCATACGAGGGCTTGTCTTCCAAAACCAAGACCACCTTTTAACGCCATGTTTAAACCAATACTTGGCGTTTTTTGTTTTTCAACTTTAATGTCTTGTGCTGATTGAACTCTTGCTCTTGTTTTTGGATCTAATTTTGCTAGTATATCATCTAGTTCGATAGTCATTATATTCCTTTGTTATACCTATTATACCATTTAAAACAGGTTGTTGTGAAGAGTCGGTCTATTTAAATTTATTTGCATTTTTTTTGCAAGTTGCTCATCTAGACTATCGGTAATTAATCCACCGTCCATCATTGCAGCATAAACGTCCATCATTCTAATTAAAACATCTGCCATCTCTTCTACAATTTCTTGAGATCCTTTATTTTTTCGGATAGCTTCTAAAACCTCAGTAACTTCCGAATGGACCAAAGCAAGTTTATTGCCAATTTTATCATGACTGATTGGTCCCTTCCAAAATCCTTTTGAAATAGCAGTGTCATGCAATATAGCAGAAAGTGCGTCTAGGCCGTAGTCTGTAACCATAGTTACATCGTTATTGCTCATTAGCATTTTCTTTATTATCAGGTTGTGCACCGCTGCCTATCTTAAAGGTAAAGGTTTGATTATCAGAATTATAATCAACTTGTAGGTCTTTATCCTCATTAACTGTATTTAAAAATTTTGTTACTGGGATTGATACCTCTCCTAAATGCTCTACCAAAGACACTAGAATTCTAGTCACATTTAGCTTTGCAAAAATTTCTTCAACGCTTTCTTCTGCCATACTCTTTCTCCTATTTCTATTATTTTTCTTGGAGTGCACCAAGATATTTACTTTATTTCTTTAACCATGATTGTGCCGTCGTCTAATTCAGACAATACCACAGTACATTTCATTCCTTCACGCATTTTTGCTAACGATATTTTGTACATGCTTGGAAATACAATTACTCTGGTAAGCTCTCTTTCTCTATTTGATAGAACTATGTGGCTCATTGTTTTACCAGCTTTAGTAATATACGGAGTAAAGTTAACTACAATATATTCATCTTTATTTAAATCATATTCTTTTCTATAGAGGTAATCCACGAACATGTCTTTGCTGTTTGGATCAATATCACTTATTTTTACATACCTTGCAATACGATTATCTCCAACTAAAACAAAATACATTTGTCCAGTCTCTATCTGTGTTTGTTCGTTATGGAAAAGACCAACTGATCCCGTTTCATCTACAAGTTCTACTCTTGCCCAGCCAGATCCTCTTTTAATAGATTTAACCATTCCAAACATAACAAACGAACCAAGATCATCAAATTCTGAAATTGGTCTGGCTTGAGACTTTATTCTGGGTGGAACCCCTTCAAGGTTAAACGTTGGTATTCCTAAGTACTCATAATAATTTTCTTTTTCTTTACCACTTCTTTCGTTATCATCAAAAGCTGCGCCACCAATAGCATTCAGGGCAGCAACTGCTCGACTATTAATCCCGCTACCCTTTTCTGAAACTTTTTGTGAAAAATCAGAATAGCTGGCGTATGGTCTTTTTTCTATAATTTTATTCGCTATGCTATCAGATATAAATTTTACTTCAGCAAGACCAAAAACAATTTTGTCTTTTTGTAAAGAGAAATTAACATCTGATTCATTAATGTGTGGCAAAGACACTCTAAGCCCTAGTCTTTTTGCTTCAATTAGATATTCGGTTCTTGCGTCCTTGTCATTTTCATTTTTAAGAATCGAAAACATAAATTCAAGTGGATAATAATTTTTGAGCCAAGCAGTGTAATAACTAAGCATAGAATATGCAACAGCGTGACTACGATTAAAAGAATAACCCGCATGAGCTTCAAAAGTTTGCCAGAGGGTCTCTGCTTGTTTTTTAGAAATGTGTTTTGAAGCCCCATCAATAAACTTATCCTTGAACTGGTCGAACTCTTTTGCATCTTTCTTCTTTCCAATAATCTTGCGGACCTTATCAGCCTCTGACCAAGTCATACCACCAAGGTGTACGCATGCCTGCATAACCTGCTCTTGATATATGATAACACCATATGTGTTCTCGGTGAAAGGCTTCATTATTGGGTGAATGTAGCTAACCGCTTCATTTCCATGTTTACGTTTAATGTAAGAAGATCCTACCGTATTCATTGCTCCTGGTCGAACTAGAGCATTGGAGGCCGCAAGTTCTTCAAATTTATCTACACCAACTTTAATCAATAGATTTGTGTAAGGAGTTGCTTCTGCCTGAAAAACACCTTTTGTATATCCATCGCTAAGCATCTTATAAACATTTTCGTCATCCATTGCCAGACTAGACAGATGAATTTCTTTTCCGCTTCTATCTTTGATAGACTTTAGGGTATCAGAAATTACAGACAAGGTCTTAAGTCCTAGTGCATCTAGTTTGATAAGACCTATATCTGCAACCGTATCCATATCGTATGCAACGACAGGAATTCTTCCTGATACTTTATCTTGTGCATCTTCACGAGATTCGACTGGCGCAAACTTTCTAATATCATCTTTTGCAACAACTACTCCAGCAGCATGTACTCCAACAGATCTAATTCTTCCACGTAGCTTTTCTGATAGCCATATAACTTCAGGGTATCTGGCTCTAAATTCTTTAGTATTGGGAGAGTCCATAAAATCTTCAAATGTATCAATTGATTTTAATGCACGATTTACTTCTTGAAGTGGAACCATGAATACACGTGCAGCATCCCTAATAACACCTTTATCCTTAAAGTATGTATATGTAGAAATTGATGCTACGTGCTTAAACTTCTTTTTTAAATAATCCTTAACTTCTTTTCTTCGGCGATCTTCAAAATCCGTATCAATATCTGGAAAGTCGTTACGCTCTGGGTTAATAAATCGAAAAAACAATAGATCATATTCAATTGGATCTACATCTGTAATTCCTAAAACGTAACACACCAAAGATCCTGCTGCGGAACCTCGGCCTGGACCAACCATAATACTATTTTCTTTAGCCCAATTAATCATATCTGCTACTACCAAGAAATATGATGCGAATGCCTTATCTCTAATAACCTCTAATTCTTCCATAAGCCTTTGCTCATATACGTCATTTCCTAGCCAAGCGTCCGTCAGACGTAGCTTTTCTAGGCCCTGGAAGGCCATTTCAGACAGTTTCTGGTCAGCATTGGTCTTCGGTACTGGGAGAAGGTCCAAGCCACTGTTAAAATCGTATTCTGAGACTTTATTGGATATCTCTATAGTGTTTTCATATATATCTGTTCTAGTTATACCAATCTTATTAAAATCAAATTCAATTTCGGTTCTGCTCTGAATAAATAAATTATATTTTTGAAATGATATTTTTCTGTCTGGATATAAATAGTTTAGTCTATCCCCTATGTCTTTAATTTTTCTAGACGAATCGAAGTCTGCCTCTTTATCCATTTTAGGAGATGTAGATAGAATCAGCATTGCTTCTTCTAATACCCTATCTTCTTCTTTGGCGTAATGGGAATCGCTGGTTGCCACCATCTTAATTCCTAATTCATCTGACAAATCTATTAAACCTTTGTTTACTTCCGCTTCGTTGTGGGCCTGAATTTCTACATAAAAATCTTCTTTGAACTGATCTTTAAATTCTTGTAGTAAAAGCTTTGCTTCATCCATATTTCCTTTTGCAATACACTTTGCCATAATTCCGTTCATGCAGCCAGACAGGACAATTATTCCTTCTTTGTATAGAAACAATATCTCTCTATCAATTCTTGGCTTATGATAAAAACCTTCATTCCAAGCAAGCTCTTGAAGAATATTTATATTCTCTAAACCCTTTTGGTTTTTTGCAAGAAGAATTATATGATTATATGCCTGAATTGATTTATCAGTTTTAGATGAACGGTCAAACCTATCTGTTGGTGATATATAAGCCTCAACTCCAAGGATTGGCTTTATTCCACTGTCCCTGCATGCTATTTGAAAATCTCTATGGGATGAAAGTGTTCCGTGATCTGTTATTGCTAAAGAAGTTTGTCCAGCCTCCTTAGCGGCATTAACAAGTTCAAGTGGTGAGTTTAACCCATCCATTAATGAATAGTATGAGTGAACGTGTAAGTGGGTAAAATTGTTATTCAAAATCTACCTGATTTTCAAAATGTTTTGTAGGTATTGTTTGCTTATCATCATCCATAGCACCGCAAGATACGCAAGTTACTTGGCCGTCAAGATCGAGCTCAAAGTTGCATCCTGTACTATTACATTCCATATTCATTAGTACCCGCCCATACATTTGTTTCTAGTGTGATATAGCCTAGTCTTAGTTAATGTCTTTTTATTTGGTGCATATAAGTCTTCTTTACAACATCCGCATTTCATATGCCACTCTTTAGCAAAAAAATTATAGAGCGCTCCTACATAGTTTTTATACTTGTTAGACACAAATATCTCAAATGGGTCTGGTATTTCGTATGAGGTCATAATAGCATTCTACTAAATAATACAAGGCCAGTCAATAGACTGGCCTTGTATATAGAATTTACCAGTCTACGCTGCTTGATGAAGCGGACTCTTCTGGTCCTCCGCCTTCACCCATGTAGAAAGCTTCTTGTTCTGCATATGGAACATGTCGAACAGCAGTTTTTTCTAAATCAAACAAAACTAAACTAGATGAATCAAATGGAGCTTCATCTTTTGCCAATGGAATAATTGTGTAGCTTGTATCTGTTTTAGATCCATTACGCTTAATTCTCCACATAAGATTTGTGATACTACCCATTTCTCCAGCATACTCTATGAGTGTTGGGGTAATAGTTTTTCCACTTGTACCCTGTGAAAGAATTGCAACATACGGATCTGTTTTACCATCATCTACTAATACGTTTATGTAAAGACGAGTTCTTGCTTTCCATCCTGCTTTTGGATCTTTCCTGTGCTGTTCATTGGCCCAGTCACGTCCTTCTGAATCCATTGTGTCAAGAGCTTTGCGACGATAATCTTTTGGATTAGTATGTTCTAAAGCAATAAAACCACAACCTAGCTTATCGTTGTAGTGTGGCGAATCAGCATCTAATTCTTGAAGAAACCTAATCTTTATGCTTTCCCCATCTTCAACCTTTAGCCATCTACCTTTATTTTCATCACCACTATAAGTGGGTTTATCTAGTGCCTTATTAAGTTCTTTTAGTCCTTTTACTATACTCATATATTCTCCTTTTGTAGTTGATGGTATATATCCATCTTTATTTTTTTATTTACGAGTTCCAGGATCTGTATTCTATATCAGATACTGCATTTACAACACAGGCCTTTATTTCCTCATCGGTCATATCGCCTGCATCTTTTGCATCATGTGGGTATATCTTACCATAAGAGTGAGAAGCCCACAAGAGGTCTTTATTTTTTAATCTATTGGCTATGCTCAGGCCTAACTCCCTGCCAGCCAAATCTGCGTCTGTCATTACAGTTATCTTATTAAAATACCTGTTTAGTATTGCGTGTTGCTCCTTTGATAAAAATCCTCCAAGGGTGGCAACAACATTAGGGAATCCAGCTTGATGGACACGGATTGCATCGAAGCTGGACTCCACAACTATTACATGGCTACCAATTCTTTTGGCACGATGTACATTAAATAAAGTTTTGCTTTTTGGCAGACTTGTACTATTTTTAAAAGCCTTACCCTCAATAGATCTACCAACTATTCCTATGGGTATTCCATCTGGGCTATGAACTGGAACTGTTACCATATCTTGTTTTTCGGAATATCCTAAAGCAAAATATTTTATTGAAGACATGTCAATTCCCCTAGACTTAAAATATTCTTTTGCTCCATCATGTTCCACAAGCCCGTTATGTAAATCATTTAAAGTTTGCTCTGAAAACTCTTCAAAATCTGGCTTAGACTCAAACATCTCTGCCATTATTTCATCAAAATTATTTAAGACTTCTTTTTCTTGAGAAGAAATAAACCTCATAGCCTCAAAATCATTTTTGTGCAATACACGCTTTACTAATTCAATTAATGTTCCAGATTCTCCGCAGGAAGGATTAAAGCATAACCATGCACCAGAGCTTTTATTAATACAGCAGGATGCGGTATGTCTATTAGAATGAAATGGGCAATAGAACATAACCTCGTTTCCAGGTTCTGCTGTTACATCTAAGCCAAGGCTTTTTACAATTGACTTGATGTGGTTTGGTGCATATTGCGTGGAATTAGCTTCCCTTGCGTTATGCCCTCTGATAGCCATGCTTTCTTCTTTCCTATGTATACGCCATAGAGTGTCATTAGGAACACCCATGTTTCTCCTGAGAATTCTACCGAAAAGTTAGTATCTATGTCAAGAACTCTTGCATAGCCTTTGCTTCTCATATCCTGCATAAGTAAGTTTTCGTATTGAGCCCTTACTCTTATCATGTCCGAGTCATCCTTAAAATTAACTTGGATTTGAAATCTTTTTATCTGTTTGTGATTCATTTTGGAATGGATTCTCATATATTTCCTTGACGATACCACGGTTGATATCCCAGTCTAAATAGAAATTGAAGTCATGACCATGTCTGTTTTTTCTTGAAACAATTTCAATCATGTTTGTTTGAGGATACCTATGTACGGCAAGAGCCATATCTGCATCATACTCAATAGCTTTTGACCAAGCTACCTGACTCATCATTGGCGGATTGTCCTGATCTGAAACGTCATCTGCAGTTGCTGCCGTGATATCAATAATTGGAATATTGTTTGACACTGCAAGCATTTTAAATTCTCTAGAAACATTTCTATTTCTTTCTACTTCAGAGTTTGATCTTTTGTTATCATTAAACAATTGATGATAGTCTACGATTACAAGATCTGGTTTGTGCTGATCTATTTTACCTTGAATGGTTGCTGGTGTGACTTCAGACGAACCCTCGTTTGAAACTAAAACAAAACTATTTTTTCCTTCAAACTTTTTATTTCCCCAATTTCTAAAGTCATCAATATTAATATCTCCTTTTGATAAATCGCTTGCCTTAAATATACCAGAACCTAGCATTGTAAAAATACGATCACGCATATTCTCTGGAGACATTTCAAGAGAAACAATCATTGGCTTAAATCCTTGTTCCCAGGCTTTGCATGCTAGGTATGCTGTAAACCAAGTCTTACCTTTACCTGGCCAACCGATGGCAACAATTAAATGTCCAGGAGCCATACCAGTTGGATAAGCTTTATCTATTGCATCAAATCCAGTTAGGATTCCTGGTGCGCCACCCATAATAGATGATCTTTCTTTTACGTTTTGATAGTGCCTTGCAGCATTTTCAACATCAACAATATCTAAGTCTCTTACGTTGTTTGTATATCTGCTTAAGCCTGCTAGGTCACTTTGCATTTGTGAAAGAACTCTTGATGCTGCATTTTCTTTAAGAGAAGATCCTCCACGCAAAATGATATTCTTTAGCTTACTTGAAATAAATTCATTTTTTAGTTGGTCTAGGTAATAGCCAGTTTCTGCTTTTGCTTCTACTGCTTCAAAGTCTTTGTGTCTTTCGATAAGGATGCCAATTTCAGGTACGGCTTTAAATTTATAATAATATGACTTCAGGCTTTCCCATATGTCTCTATGAGATGTAAACAGCTCATCAACATTATCGGCCAACAATGTGCTTATGTCTTTATTCTTGCAGACTGCCGATATTAGCGTTGCTTCTGTATTCATTCTTGACCCTCCACCATCTTCTTAGTCTCATTCAATAGAATGCTACGGTTTAACTTATCTTTTTTAATCTCTTTATTTAAAACATCTATTCTGTCAAAATTATTATAAAAAAAGTTTAGCGGATGCCCAGTTTTATTAGTTTTAAAATAATAATCTAATAGCTCTTTAGCCCTTTCAAATCCTATGCTTTCTATAACATCTTGCATTGCCCATTTTTCTCTAAACTTATTCAAAGAAGGCATTTTGCCATACCGATCTTTATATAGGTTTTGATAAATTGTCATAAGAATATATGGGTCCCTATTATTTGCCACTAGCAAGCTCTTTTTCTATTTCTGTTGTTTTGCTAATTAGTTTTTCTTCCACAAATTGATATACACGGTCTGTTGCAGACTCTACGTTTTCTCCAGGGCGAACGTCATCTTCAACGCCAATGCCAACCTTAATGCTTTCATAATTTCCTAAATTTCTTGTAAATGATAAATCTACTTTAACTCTTGTTGTCATTTATGCTCCGCCTTAATGTGTCTGGATAATGTGTCGCTTGCAAAAATTGCCCATCTAACCTCTATAGTTACATTACAAATAGGACAGACCATAACTCTTTTGTCTGTAGCCATTATTCCGCCTTCCATACTGGGACGAACCCTGAATCAGTCTTAGTATACAATATAAAGTCAGTTTTGAGAAGGGCTATTAGCTCTGATCTTGAAGGAACATTTTTAGAGTGTCCTGAATCTAATATATACTCGTGTAATGACAAAATATCTTTTTCGCTAAACATGTACTGGTACCACTTGCTTGTCTCGGCATTCCCTATAGGATATATTTTTTGAGGAGATAATATTTTTTCTTTTAAAATATACTCCTGTATTGTAACCCTATGTTTATTCAATATAGATCCTACTTGTTTAATTGTATAGGCTTTATTCATATTCTTTTTTACATCAACATATGAATATAGCACTCGTTTTTTGTCAGGATAGCACCACGAAATAACGCTGTCTTTAGATCTAGAAACACTGATTGCTTTATGTATTTTTTCGTTTAAGAAGAAATACTGTAGTTTTTTGAGTGTTGTCTGTCTGTTTTTTCTAGCCATTTTCCGAATGCACTCGATTCTTTATTAATCATCCATCTTTTTCCACACTGCATGCAAAACAATTCAACATGCAATTTTTGAGAAAAAACTCTATCTACAAAAACTCTACCTTTGCATTTTTGACACCACATTATAAGCTAAATAACTTTCCATCAACAACACACGTATAATCTGGTGATACGTGAATCATGTTAACATGTGGATATTTTCCACCTTCAATGTGAGCAATAGCAAATCCTTTTTGCCAATCGTGGTGCTGGGTATATTTCATTCCTGGACCCTTTTCGTCACACATATGTCCAATTTCGTATCCACGCAAAGTTTCTCCCTTGCCCTTATTTCTAAGTTCATAGGTAACCATATGTGAAGCAATTCTATGTGAGTGTCCTCTAATTAAAGATACCTGCATGTCTTCCATGTCTTTTCTAGCAGATCCTGTTGCTGCAATAGACATTCCGTGGTGGACATGAATATCTCCAAAACGACGCTTAGGCAATTCGTTATAATAAATATAATCATATCCTAATGAATCTAAACTCCACAATGCTTCTGGAGTAACATGCTTTGCATACTCAGGTATTTTCTTGTCTAAGTAATCAAAGATTCGAATATCATGGTTTCCTAGTGCTGAAAATAATTGTGCATTTGGAAGCATCTTTCTTGTTCTTTCGTAAAACTCACGAGCACCGCTTGCTTCAATTTTCATATCTTTTAGCATTAATTCTAAATCATTAAGCACATCATCATTCTTATATGCCTTTAAAAATTCTGTTGGCTTGCCGTCTGTGAATCTACTATAGCAAGCCTGATCGTCTGTATCACCAAGGTAATCTACGACATCGGGTTTAAACCACTTCATAACCTTAAACCAAAGCTCAATCATTTTATCGTCTTGATATGGAAACTGCTGATCAGATGAAAGCATCCATTTTAAATCGTTAGACATTTATTACCCTTTTTTTATTTAAGACATAAAGATTTATGGCTTATTAACTACTTGAAATTGTAGCATATGCTTTTATTTTGTCAATACTATTTTATGAACTGGCTGCTATCCACTCTACATAACAGCTACCACTTGCGGTAGCTCCTACTGGAAGCATTGATATAGTAAACCCAGTAGCACTGGGAGACGTGACAACTGGTTGATATTTTTGTTTTAAAAAGTTTGCTGAGCTTGCTTGCCATAAAGAACAAATTATGTTAGGGGTTGCAGAAAATGTTTTTTTAAATGTAACAGATATTGTGCCTGTTCCTGATGTAGTGCATGGCACCTTTAATCTTCCAGACTCAATTATTTGAGTAGAGGTAGATACCGTTCCAGAACCAGTTGAGGTTGCAGTTACTTCTACTACGCTATTTGCCAAACTATTTATAATATTAATATTAGCAACTATACTAGCCATCAACTCTGAGGTAACTGGATCTCCAGGGTTGATTGACATTGGTTTTAATTGTTCAGCCATTTTTACTCCTTAGAATCCGTATTGCTTTCATTTTCTTCTGCTATATTTGCCAAGTTAATCATACTTTGCATTTGAGTTATTTCTGCACGTAGTATGGCTATATGTGTCTCATATTGTGAGACAATTTCACCAACACGCTGTTGAAGCGCTGCTATTACCAAATCTGCTTTATTTTCCATTATATACCTTTCAGTGTATTTACTTCTTGTTGTAATGATTCTACCATATTTGACAATTCTTGTATAGCCTTTGCCATAGGGGCAATAAACTTATCATAAGACAAAGATTGTTGTGATTCTGGATCTGAGATATCTGCAAGTGCCCAGCCAGAGAAATTGCTCCCAACTCCTACCTGATCTAATGCTTCTTTTACTTCCTGCGCTATAAACCCATAATGATTTCTTGTTCCATAGTAGTTTTTAGATGTATCAACAAGTCTTGAGCCGTCTTCATTAAGTATAGGCTGACCATCTTCATCTAAAAATGGCGCATTTGGCTCGTAGTATTTTTTGTATTTTACTGGCCTTAATAAATTAATAAAATTTAAACCTAAATCTGCGTCTAATATGTCTGTCTTTGCTCTTCTGTCTGACGTAACAATAGTTCCGTTTGTAGCTCTTATGTTTCTCCATATATAAGTATAAGGAGAACCTACTCCAATATCTGATTCTCCGCTTATAAATGGATACCAGTGTGATACCACTCCAGAGGTATTTACGCTTACCATTGCTATTCCATTTACTCCAAGTACAGAGTATGGACCATATCCATTAGGACCAGTAGATCTAGAGTATGAAGTTTTAAATCTATTTGAGCTATTATCGTTTGCAATTTCAATATCTCTACCGCTCATCATTCCAGTAGTAATTTTAGCAGCATCTATGTTAAATGCAGATATAAAATCTGATACAACAGCCCCAGCAGAAATAGTACCAGTAGTTAGTTTTCCACCATTAATTGTAGTGGTTGTAGAAGAACTATTAATGCTGTTAACAATTGCATCTCTATTAAAACTTGTAGATGGAAGTGCTGCATCTGCAGTTGCTTTTGCAGCATTTGCTGCAGTTTTAGCAGTAAACGCATCTGTTGCAGCGGTTTGTGCTGTAGTACTTGCAGTAGTAGCTTTTCCATCAACGGTAGTTAATTGTGAAGATGTTGCATATCCACCAATTACTGCGTTGCTAGCATACAGCGTTCCATCTGAAGCAACTCTAAATTTTGCATTTGCATCTGGAGTATTGTTTCCAGCCCACATCACGTAGTCTCCAGAAGACTTTAGGTAGACGCTGTTTGTTGCTGTAGCACCTATCTGTATTGATCCCGTGCTGTCTAAAGTAATATTGTTTTTATTTATTGTAGTATCGGCAATATTCCATCCGCCTATTGATCCTCCGTTTGCAGTAATGGTGCCAGTTGATGCGCTGATCGTTACTGATTTTGTTCCATTTGCTACTTTTAATCCTGTTGAGTTTAAAACAAATCCATTACCAGAAAGGTTACTATTGGCATCGATGGTGCCATTATATATTGATGCTCCAGTAGTAGACATAAGTAAATTTCCACTAAACGTTCCACCTCTTGCCGTAACATTTCCATCTACTTCAAATGTAGATCCATCCCATAAAAGATAATTACTTGTTGCCCCGCCAACCTTAAGTCTAGCGCTGTTTGTGGCATTAACATACCAATAGTTGCTGGCATCAAAATACAATCCCTTGTTTGTAGCAACTGATCCTACTCCTACTCCAAATTGAAATGGTCCACCCGATATGTAGCTTGATACAGATGGTGTGCCAGTAACCGTAACATCTGTGCCAGAAATGTATGAAGATGATGTATTGTTGTACTCGTCATAAGTTGCAACTGCTATCTTATATGTTGATCCTATTGCTAGTCCACCAAGCCTATAAGTTGTGCCAGTGCCTGGGGAATTAACATAAGAGTAGGTTACTCCGTTGTCGTTACTAAATCTAATTCTATATCCCCTTATACCTCCGCCTGTTACTGCTGGCCAAGATATGTCTGCATAAGCATTGAACCCTAAATATCCAGATGTGTCTATACCACTGCTGACGCTAACTGATGTAACATTAGACGGACCAACTGTGTCTACGGTAATTGGATCTGATGCTTTAAACGGACCATACACAACACTTTTTTTATGATAATCTTGATCTCTTGTGTCTACACGAATCCACCTATTGTTTGTATTTGAAACTAAAATAGTAGCGGAATTTCCAGTTCCACTCCAAACTAAATACTCTTCTCCTGTAAATGATCCTGTAAGGCTTTCATAAATTTGAGCGTCTATAAACCATTTATTAGTAGATAAACTTTTATCTAACGCATCCCATTTTACACCATATAATAAAAGCCCTGGGGTAACTGTTAAATTTGAAACCGCTACAGTGTAATCTGGTGCCTGTAAATTAACTACAAAGTTTGCAGATCGTGGGCCAGATATTAGTTGAGATGGATTATTCGGGTCTTGATAATAGTAAGAAAATGCAAATTGATATTTACCATTTGCAATTACAGCTAACCCAGATCTTTCTACCTTAAATGCATTTGGATCGGTTTTCCCTGCAGCATTAGCGGCTTCTACATTTGTTGGGCTTAAATCTGCTGGAGAGACATACCTATTTCCATATTTGTCTAAACTATAATTTGTCATAAATATCCAATATTTATTTTATATTCTATATCCATCTCTACCCCTAATTTTTTAATTATAGGAGTTGCCAAAACAGATCTGCTGATTAATCCATACTGAGTATTATAGGAGTCGTCATCATTAACCCTCAGTCCGTCTAATAGAACGTTTGCTGTGCCGCTGGCCGCCTTAATTCCCACTTCAATTGTAGTGATTGCCGAGAAATCTACGGCATCTGTAGACGAATATGTAGAGTTAAATAGGTTAGACATTGATGTTTTTAATATTTTATTACCTACTGAAGACTGTGCTGGAAATCTAATTTCTTTGTATGCGGTAGGAGAACTATACATCTTAATAAATATATAATTTAGATTTAAATCTCTTTGATTAAAAGCAATACTAATTGAATCATTTACTCCATATCCAGAAATATCAAATAAAGTATCTAGTTTATATGACTTAGAGTTTCCAGATGTTGCTGACAAAGAAAATGATGTTGAACCGATTAATGGAGATGGGCTTGTTACCGTGGTTGGCTGATTACCACTTGAATCGTACCAAGGATAAACATTTTCAAATGAAGAGATATAGTTAGAAGAATAATCTGTATTCTTTATGTCTACTGATGGGAATAGACCCATTTCATATATTACACCCTCGACATCAGTAGGCAGCGTTGTTTTATAAACAACAGAATATGTAGTAACTCCAGTGCCCGTATTGGTTTGAATATCGGAGCTTCCTAGGAATACTCCAGACCTGTAAAATTCAAACTCTAAATCTGTATCGTTAACAGAGGCAGTAGTAGACCCTATTCCTATTGCTATGTCCTTTTTATTAAAATTTAATCCATTAGCCAAATAAGACGTTATAAATCTTTTACCAAATTTTGTTATCATGCTAAAAACACTCCCTTGACAATATCTCCAACGCTATTTTTTACTTCAAAAGTAACTCTTAAAAATCTATTATTATTTTTATCATAGTATATGTCTGGATCAGTAATCACTTGTCCAGACGAATATCGTGTTCCATTTTTTCCTATTAAAGTTATGTCTTCTAGGTTTGGAGCAAGAAGCGAGGAGTCTGATGTGCCAACAATATCAAATAAATCTAAAATATCTTCTGGGTCATCGTCTTCAGATCCTGGGGTACTAGGAACGAATGTCTTTTCAACCTTGTTTGTATATATATTTAAAAGATCATATTGATCTTTTTTTATTGTATCAAGTAGTGGAGAGTCTAGTGGTAGTTGTGGCTTTACTCCACCAGCTACCTGGGATTTACCGACTTTTGGATTCTTTTTACTCATATAAAGATTCTACCATTTCTTTAAACATAAATCGACCTACATACAAGAGTTGTTGAGCTCATTTCCCCATACTCATTATTGGTATCTAAAACAATATATTTACCTGCTGTTTGTCCAGTGTCTTCGCTTGAGTATACTAGATTTTCTGGATAAGAAATTTCTACTACGTCTCCAATATCAATTAATGGGTTTGGGAACACGTCTATTGTTAAAACTGTTTGCTGCTTAGACCATTGAGTTTTCATCCAGTCTGAAAGATTTTTAGCCTCTGATTCTTTTTGTATCCAGACTGAGTCAAATGAGACCTGCTCTTCCGTGCTGGTGGCTGACATGGATGGATCTATGTACTCAAATGGATCAAGAGGGGAAATGCTTTCTCCAACGACAACAAAACTTTTTTCTCCGCCATCGGCAAAATCTATAAATGTTCCAGTATTATTTAATATATAAGCCTCTATGCCAAATGAGTTGGCGTCGTAGCCAAGTATAGATGCGTTTGGGTTTAAAATAATTTGTGGATATTTTACAAAACCAGGTCGTGTAGCATACTTTGTAGATATCTTTTTAATTTCTCTTGCTACTGGTCCAAATTCTTTTATCCACGGAGATTTTGCTAAACTAGATGACCATCCGTTTGACAGGAAGTCTCCAAATACATTTTTAATTGCTCCTGTAGACTGCAAGTAAGATCCATAGTTATCTGTGGAGCTTGAATTGAAAAAATCATCTTTATTTAAAACACAAGAGTATACATAGTCAAACGCCACTTCACCAGATATGGCAATCAAACCAATTTTATTAGTAATAGATATTGGCTCGTTATCTGTAGCTGTAATTATAGTATTGTTAAATTTAATTTTAAATACTCTACTTAATGGATTTGCTTGAGAAACCTTAATGTCTATCCTGTATAACTCTCCACCCGACACCCCAGTAATTGAGTTGTCTTCAGTTTTTTGTGTATCGGAAACTGCAGTTTCAACTCCATTTATTAATTTAAACAATTGAACATCTCTTGCCCCTAAACCTTTGTTAGCAACGTTTTGAGATGTTGCAATTTTTAAAATATACCCGTTGAGATTATTTGCAGATAGGCCAACTCCAATTGCTGCAGTAGACATTTGGTCACCAGTCGTTCTGCCTTGAGTAGTTGTTTTTAATTTAAAGAACATAGCTGATCCTACGGAAAAATATTTTTCAGTAGAGAAGGGATCTGAGTTAATTGTAGCAAAATAGCTTGAGCCAGATGAGGGGGCTGTCATGGTTAATAGAGAAGAAGAAATAGATTTTCCAGCACTATCTGTGGACTGCAATGAAAATATAGAGTTATCTGCTGTATTTGTTTTTGATACAAAATTAACTATTGCTCCAGACCATTCATTTTTTAAAGACGCTAGATCAACCTGGTGCTGTGTTCCAACTCCAACTCCATTACCCGTGGCGTTAAAAGAATTTCTTTCTTTAATTCTATATCTTAATGTAGATTTAAAAGATCCAATTTTACTTTCACCCAAATACTTTGCAATATCTGCATCAGAAGTTATCCATCTTTTTGTAGTAGTATTAGGAGCACTAAGCGGCTCATATTGAAACTCTATTGCATCATACTCAACAACTTCATTATTAACTAAAAAATATCCAGACTTGTTATAGAATTCGTTGTCGGCTAAACTTGAATAAACGGTTATTGGTGATAAAGATACGGTACCAAGTGGGCAATCTGTTTCTGCTGGCTGACTTGCATTTAGCGTAGATTGTAGGGCTGCTGCACCAAGCACTGACGGTGGAGACACATATAAAAAGTCTGAAGAGCCTTTATAGTTTGTACTTATTATCGGGGTATATATTACTTTCACTGATTTAGTTGACGGCACAACTTCTTTATTCAATGAAATAATATTAGGCAAATTTGTTAATTTTTTTGAATTTCTGAATTTAAAAACAGAAGATCTAGTTTTATCAAAAACATAATCTCTTGGATAAAACTGAAGAACATCATTATTGTCAAAAGTTGCAATCATCTGTGTATCTTTGCATAGCTCTTGAATATGCTGCCAGACTGTCTTTGACCCATCTGTGTACCAATAGAGTGGAACTATTGTTGCCGAGTCTGCTACTAAAGTATTATTTTTAGCATATGTATTAAAATTATAATTTGTGAACCCTATTGAGTCTAACAGTCTTCTAATGATTGCTTGTGAGGGAGCTGACTGTATTACAATGTCTGGTGCCAAGATCTCTTGTAAGAATTTTCCTCCGTCTAGGCCCTGTATCTCCATAGCACCGAATTCATTAATGCTAAAAGAATCTATGTAGAATGTTCCTTGCGGTACTTTTTCTGATTCAATAACGTTATATGGGATTACTTTTACATTTTTATATAGATTAATTTTATTTTTATTAAAAGAATATGTTTTGTCATACTCTATTCCTGACCTATCAAACCCTTCCAGGGACAGGCTTAATGAATTAGAGGTAACCTGCCCAACGGGTACAATTCCATAGGAGTCGCTTGATGATGTTTTTGATGTTTTAAAATTAATTAGTTTGTCAGATACATCCTTTATATATCTAGCCCCTACCTCGATAACACCTAAAAATGAATTTGCTACGCTTATTGTTTCTACGGATACAATTATCTTTTTTATATTAAATGGAGTTGAAGGAGAAGCAAATTTTGTAGTAGACCATGATGATCCGTTATAGTATAAATTGAACACGCCATCATCTGGAACTACCCCATTTGTAGATATTGTAGACTCCGCTCCAGAATGATCCTGAATTTTTATAGACCAGTTTGCTGGCTTGGAGTATGCCGTTTCAAACTTTATAACTATTAAATTAGATACTGCAGTTTTTGCAACTGGGTACTCTACTGTAAAATTACAATTTGAAAGAGAGTAGTTTGCCGCTTGAGGAGATAGCCAAAACTTATATTGGTTTTTTGCACTAGAAAAGTATGTTCTTGTTTTTAAGTCTCCAGCAACATTATACTTTGGGATACTCGTAATAACATTTGGGTTTAAAATAAAATACTGAATGCCTGAAACGCTAGGCCTTCTTGGATCAATAATGCTTGTAAGAGGGAAAAGCTTTTTGAATGGTTCATAAGACTTGTTAGTAGATGGGTCTATTTTTACTTGTGAAGCAACTGGAGAAGATATAGATACCCCACTAATTAAATCGTTCATATTGTACTCTAGCCAGCAACCTCCAGACATTGAGTACGATGATGATTGATTTATTTTATCGAGTACCGTTTGGCTTACAGATTGCATTATACTTCTACCAGTGAAATACTAACGTCCCAAAAAGCCTGTGCCGCATCGCTTGTTTTCTCTTTTACATTTCTTTTTATTAATGAAAATGAGCAAGACTCAAATGATGCAAAAAATTCTTCTGTTCTTGATAAATTATATGCAATTTTTGCAGTAAATGTTGTTTGTCCAAGTGCGCTTGTGTAGAATGACTTTATGTCTTCGGCTCCCCATCCACCATCAACGGTCATGGTTGAATATGATGGGACCATGCTCCACGAAACAGATAATGATTTTTTATCTGCAATGAATAATTTTCTTAAAGTTCCATTTGCCATTCTTACAGACTGATCAATTCTTTCTACATCAACCTGAATAGGAGATCTATTGTGTTCGGTTAATTTTTGAAATGTTCCAGTATCATCCTTAACAAATAAGGCTGATCCGACTGGTAAAATTAAAGCTGCCATTATATAGACTTACTCTCCCCGACCATTTTTATATTAACCTTAGCCTTGTTTCCAATAACTGCTTCGGCTTTTCTAACAATCATATTTGCAAGAGCTGTTGTGTCCATTCCATCTGTTGCAGTTATGTATTGATTAAGTGTAACATATGAAGGACTATCCTGTCTAGACATTGCCTGTGTTCCACTAATTTTTGATTGTGAAGGAACAGAGTATTGCATATTATTAATTTTTTCAAGTAATGGTAAGACTCCTGGCTGTCTAACAGCATTGGCATTTACAATAAATTCTCCGTTAGAAACATATGCACCACTAGCATATTTACCCTTTGGAAGACTTGGCATATATATTGAATCAGATGTTCCAGTTCCAGGACCAGAAAGAAGTCCTCCATCTTTATAAGACTTAATTGATGTTCCGTCTGGAGTTGAAGCATACCAGGCTCCTATTGCTTTTTTACCTTCATAAACTAAACCATTCATCATATATGTATAGTCACCTTGAGCCCATTGAGTTTTATGTAACTTAGCAAATGCTCTTGCAGCCTGTCCTCTATCTAGCCATGTCTTTCCAGTTAATTTAGAATCTGGTATTACATAAGTTTCTGCCGCCCCAGCTGGGCCAGCAACTGGCATAGAGTTATAAGTCTTTTGATCAATTTCTTTACCTGCAGCATCATAATATTTACCTTTAGAAGATTTTCCAGCTACCTTTGATTGGTCTGCTTTAGATAGTGAAGATGGCCCAGTGCCTGTCATATCTACTGTCTTACCGCTAATAGTAATATTGCCATTAACAACTATTCCTTTTGCCAATAGGGAGGCTTCAATTGCATCTGGAGTACCTGCCATAATTTTAAGTGCCTTATCTGCTATTTGACTTTGAGTTAAATTAGTTGGAGTTTTTTCTCCAGCAGCCGCCGCAGATGTAGCAATTAATTTACCTGAGTCAATTTGACCATTTGGTGTTCTAGTATACTCAGCAAGAGTTTTTCCTGCTATTTTTGCATTTGTATACAAAGTAGTCATTGCAGAATTTACATTATTTACAGCTGTTTTTTGATCTTCTAGTTTCTTTTTAAATGAGTCTAGGCTTTCGGCAGCAATTGCAGCTTTATCAGCTAAATCCTGATTTTTGTTTGAAATATTTTCAATAGCTTTCTTTAATGGTTCATTAGCTTTTTCATTAGCAGTATCAATAGCTTTAGTCTGTGCATCTGTTTGTTGTTGAGAAGTTAAAGATTCTAAATCAATTCTTAATGACTGAGCAAGACCAGTATCTCCAGTTGCATTAGCATTCTGTATAGCAAGTCTAGTCTTTTCAATTTCTCTTCCCAAATCAGCATCTTTTTGTTTTTCAGCTAGGGCCTTTTTTCTAGATTCAGCTAACTTATTGTTAGCTTCAATTTGTTTATTTAGAGAGGCAAGCATATCTCTGTCAGAAATTTGTTGTTTAGCTGTTTGTGTTTTTAAGCTTAAAACGTAACCCTTTACTTTTTTATCAAGGGCGTCGATAGCATCATATTGTTTTGACAGAATACCTTTTCTATTTGATGCTTCAACCTGTGTGCCAACTTCATTAAATACTTGAGCGAGTGCTCCCGCCTGCTCATTTGTAAGAGCATTAATATTTCCTCTAAATCCTTTTGCTGCAAGCTCAAGTTTAGCCCATACGGTAACTAGGCTTTCTGTACCGTTAAATAGCTGTGCCATTTCTTTATTAGACTTAGACAATTCTTTTACAACATCTTTTCCAATTTGTCCTCTAGCACCTTCTTTTGCATTTATTTGATCAAGAACTGTTTTTGTGGCTTCTGATATGCTTAATGATTTTAATTTGCCAGAAGTATCTTTATTTACTAGCTTTTCTCTTTTTTCAATCAAATCATTAATGGCAGTTTCTATTGCTTGTGTAGCAGTATTAAATGAAAGTGCCTGTTCTTTCTTACCTTCATTTTTTCTAGATGCTCCAAAATCAACAACTGCCTGAACTGCGTTTGTCTGTGGATCTTTTATTGAATTGAATAATGGATTTTGCATAGTAGCAGATCTTGCTTGATTTGCTTGATCTGATAGTTGCAAGGCAGCATACAGTTTTTTAGTTGCTTCTTCTGCGGACATTCCCGCAGCAATAAACTGTTCTTTTATTCTACGGACAGCATCTGGAATTTTCTCGCTGGGCTGCTTGTTAAGAGAAGCAATAATATCTGGCATTGTTGTTTTTACTTCTTCTTTTAATTTTTTATACTCTGCAACAGTTAAAGAAAATGGAGTCCCAGCACTTAGCATGCTATCGTAGATCAGCTTATTGGCTTCTGCCGTATCTTTTGCTGCTTGAACTGTTTCTTTTACTTTCTTTCCAAAATCTCTGAATTGTAGCCCAGCTTTTTTAGCTGCTTCTTCTGTTAGCCCAAACGAAACTTGATTTAATCTTTGTCCTTCTTTGTAGTTATTCCATGCCTTATATCCTGCAACTAAGGCTGTTGTAACCCCAGCTAATATTAAATTTCCTCTTGAGAAAATCTTTAAGGTATTTCCTAATACACTACCTAGTCTAGCAAGTACTTGGCTGGATGCGTTTCCTTCTTTTGACATACTTGTTAAATGTGTAACTGTTTTTGCAAAGATAGGATCTTTTAGGTTTGGAGTATTAAATCCTCCACTTTTAAGTAGTGGGCCTTCCATTCCCTCTGGCCTTGGAAAGCTAGGTGGCCTCTTTGATAATTTAGCAGCTCCCATATTACCCATAAGTAAAAATGGTAATAGGCTTCCGAGTTGGCTTATTATAGATCCAGAGGTTCCACCAATTTTCCCACCAAGGAAATTGGCTCCCATGCCAACTCCACCAAGCATAGCCAGTGATCCAATCATTCCGCCCATTCCATACGCAGGAATTTTTCCACCAGAGTTCATACCTGGAATAATTTTTCCACTTTGGCTTGGACTAAATAATTCTGGTCCCTTTTCTCCAACTAAATAATTTTGCCCTGGAGATACTGGACCGCCCATTTCTCTTTGACCACTAATACCAAATATCTTCTTTTTAAGTTCTGCTGTCATTGGGGTGTTTTGTTTTGAATCCCAATTTAAATATTTGTTTTTTAATATGTCTTTGTCTATTGGCGAAAGTTGTTTTAATACATTTCTATCTCCAACCATGTCTGAAGCCGCTGATCTAATAATTGAATCTAATACGTCTGGCTCAAGTCCGTGTTTTAGGGCACCAGTATTTGCATCCTTAACATATCCGTATGGCTTTTCTTTGGCCATGGCTGCTGCAAATTTATCATAGAATAACTTTTGTGTATTTTTTCTTAAACCAGAATTTGCAAATAAAGTTTCTGCCATTTTAATTGATAAAGAATTAACTCCCCAGGGAGCTGATTCATACATGCTTGGCTTGGGTGCTCCTGTTGGACCAAATCCTGCGCCGATCCTTCTCATTGCAAGTCCCTTAAGAACATTACCTATTGCTCCACCGCCCACGTAACCTGGAATTTCTCCTCCAGAGTTTGCGGCAATTTTATTTTTAAACATTGGCTTTCGACCTATAGTTAACAGGCTTCTCAATTGATTTAATATCAAGACTGGTTTATTAGCCTGTATATTTTTTATTACTGAAGGCAATTGTTTTTCTAAGGTTGCAGCGTCTTTATATCCTAATTCTCTAGCAAGCATCTCTGCAGCTGCTTTAGCTTGTTTTGCGCTTAGCGGAACTCGATCCTCAAACATTCCACCACTCATGGTATTTAAATGATTTGTAAATTGATTAACAGTCTGGTCTCCAGCAATTGCTCGATAAATATTTCCTCTTGTAAGATTGGCTGTCTTTTTATCTTTAGATGCAGTGAACCATTCATTCCACCTATCGGTGTGCTCACTAGCAAACTTTCTGCCACTTCTATAAATTCCCATAACTCTTTTTGTTGAAGATTTATCTATGTCAGACCTTTGTTCAAGAGCATGCACTAAATCTATCTCAGGTCTTTTTCCACCAATTTGCGGACGGCTACCACGTAGAATATCTTTAGTATCTTTTATTAAAATGTCTTTATATCGAACTACTTCTTCTTTTCCATCTGGCAAAGTTCTAGTAACTTTAGCACCTTGCATATTAATATATTGCTGCATTTGATTAGATTGAGCTATTCTAATTGATTTAAACTTCTGTCTATCAATATCACCATCTGGCATTCTTGCTCTTGTAAATGCGCTTTCAATATCTCTTTTTGCTAGACTGATAGACTCGTCTGGAGAAAATCCAACGTCTTGTAGGACTGCAGCATCATGTAAAATAAATTGAAGCATAAGATCTTTTTCAAAATCTGGATTGTTTGCTCTATTCATATAGCCTTGTAATCCTTTTGCATGGTTAAGGGATAATGTTGGAGGCTTATTTCCATAAGCCCTTCTTCCGTCAATTTTTCCTCCGACCTGCATAAATGAAATTCGTTTTTTAGTTTTGTTAGCAACATCATATGCATCTTTATTTTCAGCATAAACCTTTGGTGGAACTACTGTTTCGCCAGGGGTAACGACTGCATCAATCATTCCTCCAGACTGATAGCCTCTTTTGGCTTTAGCCACTAGAGGTGGGTTAACTTTAGATGCTTCTTGATTTAATACAAATCCGCCAATTGGCAGCTTAGCCATAGTGTTATCATAGTTAATACTTGTATCTCCTGGAACAACGGCTCCGTCTTTTTGGGGATGATAAACATATCCACCTGAATTTAATTTTCTAGGCATTGTTGTTTGTATGCTGTATCCAGCACCAGAAGTTCTTACTCCAAGGTTTTTAGCAATTGCATCTATTGTTGCAGCAGTTTCTGTTTTATGAAATAGCTCTTTCATATTAGATTGTCCAGTTTTAGATACTACCGACTGTCCAGTTAAAGGGACCATTCCAAAATTAATATTTCTAGCCTGAGCAGTTGCAATTCCTTGTGCAGTTTCAACCATTAATTTTTCAATTACTAGGTTTAACTCAGCTATTTTCATTCTTGCTTGTTCAGCTGTAATTTTTCCAGATTGTAATGACTTAACAATTAATTCCGTTTCGTCTGCGGCAAGGGAAGTAACTTTTGTCATTTCTGGTAAAAGCATTTGATAAGAGTCTGACAATGACTTAGTAATTGTTCCAGTTGCTGCGATTTCTTGTTTTAATAGGACAAGTTCTGCTTCTGATTGCATTGCAATTGCTGCAGTCATAGAGTGCCACTTGGCTGCTTCTGATGCTACAACGCCAGTCGACACGTTGTTAATAGATGTGACTCCTGGAATTCTTGGCATATCAGCATTCATGTATGATTGTGGTGCATTTAATACTCTTTGATTTACTGGCTTTGGTCCTGGAACTGTTGAAAAAATAGTTTCTTGTGATCTTTGATCTGGAGTTTTAGAACCAGTTGGTATCATGTGAGACATGTCTCTTGAATAAGGCTTTCCTACGTATGGGCTATTTTTATCTACAACTCTTGCACCATTCATTAATACTGGGTTTCCAGCAACAGTAGACATACTGTTAGATGTGGCAATTGTTGATGACATTGCATTTTCTTTTAACTTAGCAAATGATGATGAAAGAGTTAATACTGCGTCTGAAAATGTTGCTGCTGCTTTTGTATCGCTATAAAAAGATTCCTCTACTGTTTTAGCAGCAGCTGAAGCAGCCATTAGCTCTGGAGTCAATAACTTAAATCCTGTCCCACCCTTGCCTATATTCTTTAAAGAGAATATTCCTTTTATAATGTATCCAAAGAAGTTTGCAAGGACACCAGTAAGCATAATGATTGGTCCTGCAATAGCCGTTAGTGATCCAACTAATCCAAGGACTGCTTTAATTGGCCCTGGAAGATTTCCAATAAATTTAATAATTCCATCTACGGCATTTAATACGGTTGCTGCAACTTTTAAGAACTGCTCACCAACTGCTGACAAATCGGCTTTAATAGACTCTAGCGCTCTCTTGTATCGGCCAGATGCAGACTCTGTCATCATTTTTAATTCTCGCTCAGAAATATTAGCTAAGTCTGTCGTGCTAGCTTTCATTAAATCTAAAACTTGAAGAGTTTGACTTCCTTGTTTTCCAAGGTTCTCAAATAATGCATTAATTCTTGCAAATTGAAATTTACCAAAAAGCTGCTCTATAGCTCTTGCTCTACTCAATGGATCTAGAGTATCTAGAGAATCTTTAAGTGCCATAATTGTGCCTGTTAAATTTCCAGCATTCTTTTCTACTATTCCTCCAAGATCTATGCCCATCTCCATGAACATTCCTCTTGCAACTTTAGTTGGGTTGATAATAGATGCTAAAGCAGACTTTAATGCGTTAGCTCCTTCAGATGCATTAATTCCGCCTTC